TTGAAGTTTCATTCCGTCTGCTTCCAAACGATAACGGCTCTTATGGTAAGATCGTTGATCGTACGGTAGCATAAAACTACAACTTAATAATACAGAAGGCCCAAGACCCTTGAAAGTCTGGGCCTTTTGTTTTTGGTATAATAAGAAGATGCCTACTCAAATTTACGACAGCACAATTGTTACTTTAGTTGATGGCTCAGAAATATATGTAACTCCTTTAAAAATAAAATATCTTAGACTTTTTATGAAAGAGTTTCAAAGAGTAAGAAATGCTAAAGATGATAATGAGGCAATTGATGCATTATGTTCTTGTGCAACAATAATGATGAGACAATTTTATCCTAAAATAAAAACACAAGAAGAGTTAGAAAACTCAATAGATCTTCCTACTATATACAAAATATTAGAATATGCTGGAGGAGTTAGTGTAAATGAAAAATCCCAAGAGTCTGTAAAAGATCAGGCAACAAAAGGAGGGACTACCTGGGAAGAACTAGATTTAGCAGAATTAGAATCCGAAGTGTTTCTTCTAGGAATATGGAAAGACTATGAAGAACTAGAAACCTCTATGTCTATGCCAGAACTAACATCTACTTTAAAAATAAAAAGGGAACTAGATTATCAAAATAAAAGATTTTTGGCTGCTATACAGGGGGTAGACTTAGATAAGGAAAGCGGTAAGCAAAATGCCTGGGAAGAAATGAAGGCTAGAGTATTCAGTAAAGGAAAGGCTGCAAACTCTAAAGACATATTGGCCCTACAAGGAGCAAATGCACAACAGGCTGGTTTTGGCATAGGTATGGGCTTAGAATATGAAGATCTAACTAAAAAATAAAACCTCGCTATGGTATAATTTATGCATACCTTAAGGAGGAATAAATGGCTACAACTGTGCACGAAGAAAAAGAGATTACTCTCATTGATGGCACAAAAGTTAGTATCAGACCACTCAAAATATCACTTCTGCGTCAATTTATGAAGAAGTTTGAGGGTTTGGCTGATGTTCAAGATAATAACGATAAGTCAATGACTTTGCTTATTGAGTGCGTTCAAATTGCTATGAAGCAATATAAGCCAGAGTTATCTGAAGACATTACTAAACTTGAAGACTTGTTGGATCTTCCAACAGTTTATCAGGTTATTGAAGCAGCATCAGGAGTTAATCTTTCAGATACAGCACTCTTGGCTCTTTCACAGCAATAAAAAAAATTAATACAGGAGGCGGTTAATGGCAGGAGATGTAAATAGCAACATTTTTATTAATGTTGACACCTCTTCGGCTATGGCACAACTTCGTGCCCTTGAAAAAGAATTAACTGCTCTTAACCGTGCTCTTGTAATAGGAACAAAGACTGCAGCACAGGCTCAGTCAAAGTATGCACAAGGACTTCTACATAATGTAAACGCTACTGGTCAGTGGACAGCATCCATGACTAGAATGAGAACTGCAACAGAACAGTTTTCAACAGCACTAGATAGATCTAAATTATCACTTAAAGAATATTTCCGTTATGGAATGGCATCTACTAGAACATTTGGTAGGGCATTTGGAAATGAATATAGTACAGTATCAAAACTAGTTGAAAAACGTGTAAAAGTATTACAACAACAATATGTTCAGTTAGGACGAGACGCTCAGGGTGCAATGAATGCACTCAAGTTTACACCCAAAGCATTAAACTATAGAGATGTAACAACTCAGTTAATGATGGCTACGCAACGTCAACAAATTTTCAATAAACTTCTTGACGACGGCTCAACAAAACTTCTAAACTTTGGTAAGAATACACAGTGGGCTGGTCGTCAGTTAATGGTTGGTTTTACTGTTCCATTACTGCTTTTTGGAAGTCAAGCCATAAGAACATTTAAAGAAATTGAAACTCAAATGATAAGATTTAAAAAAGTATATGGAGATATCTATACAGATCCAGGTCAAACAGAGCAGGCCCTAAAAAACATAAGAGCGTTGGCAGATGAATATACAAAATATGGTGTTAAGGTTGCAGATACACTTAAGATGGCTGCAGATGCAGCAGCAGCAGGTAATTCTGGAAAAGATTTAGAACAAATTGTAGAACAAACAAACCGACTTGCAGTTCTCGGTGGAGTTACACAAGAAAAAGCACTTGAAACCACAATTGCATTAAAGAACGCATTCCAAGTTGGAGCAAATGATTTAGATCAAACAATTAACTTCCTTAACGCAGTTGAAAACCAGACTGTTGTTGCTCTTGAAGATTTGACAGAAGCGATTCCTCGTGTTGCTCCAGTTGTAAAACAACTAGGTGGAGACGTTAAAGATCTTGCATTCTTTATGGCTGCTATGCAAGAAGGTGGTATTAGCGCAGCGCAGGGTGCTAACGCATTAAAATCTGGTCTTGGTTCTTTAATTAATCCAAGCAAGAAGGCATCAGAAGCAGCAGCAGAAGTTGGAGTTAATATAAGAGGAATTGTTGAGGCAAACCAAGGCAATCTAAGAAACATTGTTGTTGGCTTTGCTCAAGCACTACAGCCATTAACAGACTTGCAGCGTACCAGGGTTATTGAAGATGTTTTCGGTAAGTATCAGTTTGCACGTATATCAGCACTTTTAAATAACGTTACAAAAGAAGGAACGCAGGCTGCAAGAGTATTACAACTTGCAAATGCCTCTGTAGAAGAACTAGCAATCTTATCTGAACGAGAATTGGGAGTTCAGGCAGACTCTGCAATGAATAAATTCGCTGGTGCAGTAGAAAGACTTAAGGCTGCAGTTGCCCCAATAGGAGAAATATTTGCTAAAACATTAACTCCAGCAATTGAATTTATTACAAAAATGTTTGAAAGATTTAATAAACTTCCAGAAGGAATTAAAAAGGGTATTGCAGTAATTACTGCTGTTGTTGGAGGGCTTGGACCAATATTTTTAATGACATTTGGCTTGCTTGCTAACGCTCTTGCTAACACAATGAAAGGATTTAATTTACTTCGTAAAGGATATCAACAGTTGGCACACGGATCTTCTGATGCTGCCCTAAAAACACAGTACCTAACAAATGAAGAACTAGAAAATATATCTGTTACAAATTCTTTATATTCTACACATGAAAGACTTTCTGCAGCATATAGGATAGAATCAACCGCCCTTGGAGCATTGATTGCTCAGTATGGCACTGCAACAAGTGCGATGAGAAACTTTTCAATGGCTAATCCAGGACTATTTGTTCCTGGCAGAGTTGTTCCTCCAATTCGTCGTGCAGGTGGCGGTACAGTAAGTGGTCCAGGAACATCTACATCTGATTCTATTCCAGCATATTTATCTGATGGAGAGTATGTAGTAAATGCTAAAGCAGTAAAGCAGTATGGCGTAGATACGTTTGATGCAATGAATGCAAGAAAGTATTCTAGTGGTGGACCAGTTATCGGTAAAGATGGAATACCTCGTTTATTTGGTGGAGGATTTTATAGAAGAATTTTGGACGCAATGCTTCCAAAAACCAGACTGGGTGTTGTTCAAGCAGGTGCAAGCGGATATGATATATCTGGTTTTGGCACAGGAGGTAGACCAAGAGTCGGTGTTGTAGTACCTCCTAGTTCAGCACGTGTAGGAGGATCTCGCCCATTAGTATTTACCGAAGATCCTAGTGGAAAAATTAAAGTTGCTTTAAGAGATGATCCAAATAGTTTCTTTTATATAGAAGCAAGGAAAAGATTAAGTTTTGAAAATTCTATTGATAGTCATGTAGTGGAAAGAATGTCTCGTGGAGATAGTGCAGAAAAAATTTATAACAACTTTAGAGAGCAAATGCTTAGAAATAGAAGAAGTTTTAGAGGTCAGCCTATTCTTGGAAGAACAGAAACCCCATCAAAATTTTTGTTTGGATTAACTGGATATAAAAAATCTGCATCTAATGCAAAAGGTGCTCCTCGACATGTTAAAGATGCATTTGAAAAAAAGGCTATAATTTTTGATTCTACAGGGGCGAAAATTGGTTATACCAGAACCAAGGCTGGAGAATTATATCAAGAATTAGACAATGAACAAGAAGCAATTAGTAGATGGGTAAGAACTAATGTAGGAAATTTAGATGAAAAACAAATAGCCGCTATAGAAAGATATAATAGAGTAGCAGTTTCTCATTTAGATCCTGCAGATAGCCATTTGTGGACTCCAAGAACTGGTAGTCGTGATTCTGCTTTAATTAATCAGGCATTAAATTATGAAAAAGGCAGATTCGGGTCTGGAAATCATATTACTAATCAGCAAGAAGCACAATTATTTTTAAATTATTTAGAAAGTAGATATGCACAATTAGGCGACACAATGCCAGGAACTCAATTGGGCGCATTGCAACTTTTAAGGATGAGACTAAAACCAGACACGAATGGTAAAACATTTTATAAAAGACATGGAATAAAAGATACTCAATTAAATTTACAATATACTTCAGTAAGACAAAATCCTGCAACAAAAAAATACTATAACGTAGATAAATTTGGAAATGCCACAACTGAATATGCAATGGGTGGAGCAGTTCAAAAATATGCAGGCGGAACGACATTTGTTGGTATGCCAAAATCATTTACAAAAGTGCTACAAACAAGAGCGCTTGCAGAAAAATTAAATGAGGCAGTTAATGCAAGTAGATTTAAAAATCTTCCAATAACAGATACTGGAGTAAAACTAAAGGATCTTGGAGGCTTTAGTGTTGGAGAAATTTCAAGAGCAGTAAATGGAGTTTATAAACATCCAGATGGCAGAACTGTAGTTTATAAGGCTGTAGAAAGTGAAGAGGCTGCGCTGGCTGAAATGAGAATGGCTGCTTTAATGAGAGGTGGCAGTGAACTTAAAACTCCAATGAATCAGTCAATAAAAGTTATTGCTGACCCAACAGATCTAACAAGAAAAAGAAAAATTCTTGCTATAGAGTCAGACTACGACCCAAGATTTGAAAATCCAACGGGAGAATTTACCAAGAAACAATTTATTAAGCAAACATTGGCTGCTGGTATTCGTGGGGATAAGGATGTTAAGAGATCAAACATTAGCGGAGACGATGTAATAGATCAGGGCAACTCTGGAGTATTTGGTACTGCATCAAGTAGATTTAAATATGCAGATAGCATGAAGACAATAGAAGAGCAATTGTTAATAAACTTTGGCGCAGTAAAAGGTGGTGCTTCAAAAGATTTTGTAAAGGCTGTTAGAAAGATGGCCAAAACAATGGGTTATTCAGCATTTAAAAACGCAATGCTTAAAGAAATTGAAGAGTCTATTCCTAGATATAAAGCAACCATTAACTCATTTAAATTAAATCCACAAGAAAGAAAAATATATGATGATTTGGTTGTTCGTTTAGAAAATTCTAAAAATGCAGACTGGAGGAAAGTTTACAATGCTGCTGCTGGAATTCCAGGATATGAGGATGGAGTATTTTCTGTACCTGGCCCAAAAGGTGCTGGCGATGTAGTCCCTGCAATGCTTTCTCCAGGAGAAGCCGTAGTTCCAGCAGATCAATCACAAAAGTATAGACCACTTATTAAATCAATTATTGCAGATAATGTCCCTGGATATGCAGGATCTAATATCGATGATTGGGGGGACGACGATACTCCAAAAAGAGGAGGGTCCTATGATAGAACCAGAGTTGATCGTTTCCAAACACGAATGGAAGCAAAGATTGACAGAGCGGCAGACAGATTTGTTGGAACAAGAGTTGGCGGTTGGATTGATAGAAAGGTAAGACAAAAACAAGAAAGAGAAGATGCTGCAAGAAACGCAGCAAGAGCATCAGCCAGAGCAGTTCCAATGCCAGCATTTTCAGACTTAAAAGAATCTATTGATAAAAATACTAAGGCTGCTAATGATTCTACAGATGCTTCTAAGAAAAATACACGTGGTGTTTTGCAAAGACTTGGTTTTGATAGAGGTAATTTAAGTGAGGCAGAAAGATTAGAGAGAACACGAGGTGGCCGTGGATTTTTAAGAGGATTTGCTCCAGTTGCTGACTTTGATAGGACTGTAACAAAAAATGGTAAAGAAAAATTTACACTAGCATCATCAGCACAAAAAACTAATGCAAGACAATTAGACAGAATGAATCGTTCTCAAAGACTTGCTATGCCATCTATGGGCGTCGCTATGGCCACATCAATGGCTGGAATGTATGCGATGAGCAACCCTGACAAACAGTTTATGGGTATGAACTTAGGACAACTATCTGGTCCATTAATGGGAGTATCTATTCTTGCTGGATTATTACCAATGCTTAATAGTCCAATAAAAATGTTAATTGCAGGAGTAGTTGGTCTTGCTGCAATATTTAAGATGCAATCTGCTCAAATTAAACAATCTATTTTAGATGGTCGTGAACAAGGAAAGACTTTACTTACTACAAAAGAGTCATTAGAGGAATTTGGCAATATCACCAATACTGTGTCTAAAACACAAATAGCAGAAAATGTTAGGGCTTCTAGGACAACAGAAATTGTTCCAGTTAGCATGGATTTTGGTAAAAACTTTATACTTAATAGTGATTTTGGTAAAAAGTTTCAAGCAGATCTTCAAAAAAATATAGAAACTTTTGGCAAACCTATTGCAGCACAAGTGCTTGGAAATCAACTTGCAACAGCAGTTAGTCAAAAAGTTTTAACTGAAGAGCAAGCACAGTCAATCGCAATAGCACTTACTAGAGATCTTAAAGATGCAACATTTGAAATGCAGGTTCGTGGTAAATTAATTGAACTATTAGGACCCGATGGTAAAAATGTAATAACAGATCCAATAGAGTTGCAATTAAAATTAATATCTAATAAAAAACAAATACAGCAAGAAACATTTAAAAATTTGCAAGAAGTCATATCAAGAGAAAGAAATGGGCTTGCTGGATTAGGCGGAAAAGAAGCATTGGCGATGGGTCTTTCAACAATACCTGCTGCTGGTGCAGGCGCTCTTGCAACTGGAGCGATGTATCGTGGAAAGGTTGTAAATTATAACTTACGACGTGCAGAGGAATTAGCATTTAAAGGAAAACGTGCACAACAATTTATGGCTGCTACAGAAATGGCAAGAGGATCTGGAAAGTTGAATATGGCTGCTAATGCAGTTAGAGGTTTAAGGGTAGGAACACAGATTGCTGGTGCAGGAGCAACTGCAACTGGCGTAGGAGCAGTACCTGGTTTAACCTCTATTATTTTAGGAACTGTTATTTTTGGAGGTATTGAAGCAGGTTTACGTGCATGGCAAAAGGGTAATGAAAAGAAAGCAATTGGAAAGGCTGCGGGAATATACTCTGGAGTCACAACAGAACTACTTAAATCAACTCAACAAGGCCTTGACGCTATGAATGCACAGATAGATGATTCAGTTAAGATTCTTGAGGCTAAAAAAAGAATAGCAAAAACTTCGCAAGAGACTGCAGATTTAGAAGGACAAATTGCAGTTCTTGAGCAGCAAAGAGCGCAGGGTATAAACAAAATATATGCACAACAGGTTGAAATATTAAATAACCTTGAAACATCTTTTAATCAGATAGGAAAGTCAACATTTTTTGAAACAATTAGTCCATTTGGAACTGGTCGTGGACAACTTCGTACCAAGTTCTTGGAGTCATTCCAAGAAGGAACTGATCTTAAATTTAAAAAAGATCCAATAAGTAAAATGTATGTTGAAAGAATGCGTAAAGATTTACAAAAGACTGAATCCATTCAAGGATCTGGAGGGTCTTCTAGTGCTGCAGCAATGGCATACAATGAACGTCAAAAAGTAGCAAGTGATGTTATAACATTAAAGATAGAAGCACTAATTAACTCAGATGTTTTAACTGCAGAGCAGGCAGCAGAGGTAGTGTCTAATTTATCTGGTGATAGAGTATTGGCTCAAAAAGAATTAGAAACAATTATTACAGTGCATGGTACAGAGGGTCTTCAAAGAATGGCTATTCTACAACAGTATATTCCAAAAGAAAAAAATAAGAAAAATCTTCAACTCATGATTCAGTCTTCTAACAGACAAGATGCTAATGAAATGATGTCTGCTTTAGAAGAATTGGTAAAACTTCCTTCCTACCTCGGATTTGATATTAACATTGAAACACAAAAAGGAGACATGGAAAGACTTGAGGGTGTTGGCGAAGAAATTTCAGATCTAAAGAAAATGATTCCAAATGGTCAAATAAGTTTAAAAATATTACAAGATGTACAGCAAAAACTTGGAGGGCCAGGTAAAAACCTTACATTAGATGCTGCAATTGCACAATGGGAAACATTATCTAAATTACCTAAAAATTTACAGTTTAATGCTATGATCACATTGGGAAGTATTCAGCAAAGTGATAGTTTTGATAAAATACTTGATAGAGAATTAGAGGCAGCATTTTATAAGGCAAATCCAACACTTCAAATGAGTTTTGTTGATCCAGAAAAAGAAAAATCAAAAAAGGCAGCATTAGCAGCATTTAAATTAGAACAAAAAAATATAGATGCAGCAACAAAGGCTTACTTTGCAAAAGTTATGCCAGAGTTATATGGAACTGCTGTTAAGGATACAGTAAAAACTGGAAAAGGCACGGGAGACGGAAAGGGCAAAGGCCCAGATACAAGTTGGCTATCTGAGTTATTACAAAGACTTAAATTATTAAAAGAAGGAAGCATTGATGCAACAGGCTCTATGAAACAATTACTGGGTCAGGTTACAAAATTCTTTGGACCAGGATTGATGTCTTCGGTAAATCCTTCGTTAGATAAAACTAGGGGAGCACTTTTACAAATTGAGCAGGCTGCTAAAGCGGCTGGAATAACTTTATCGACAGAATTTGTAGATTTTATTGAAGGACTAGATGCTGAAAAGTTTGAAGAATTTAGAGATCGCTTCTTATCAATGAGTAACGGAAAAATAGTTGGATTTAAAGGAACAAGCAGTCAGTTCTTTGGATCTGATGCAGCATATGATCGCAGACAAAAAGCAATAAAAGCAGGAACATTTGACGGATCTCAGCAAAGTCTGTTCGGCCAAGTAAACGAGGCTTTTAGAACAAAAACAATAGCAGAATTTATTAAAAAACAACAAGACTCTATTAAAGAGAGTAACCTTCAGGTTGAAGCATTTAGAAAATTAACCGACGCAACTGGAGAATTTAAATTTGATGCCATGGCAGCAATGGAAGTATTAAAAGATCCAGCCCTGGCTAAGGAAATAGCCCTTGGAAAAAAGATTTTTAGTCCAGAAGAAAGAGAAGCAATAATTACTTCTATCAATAAAACATATGCAGCAGCATCTGCTTTATCTAAAATTAAGATGATTCAAGATACCGAAGGATTGCAAAATCAAGTAAAGGCTTTTGATAAGTTATCAGCAGCAGGATATGATTATGCCACTATACTTAAGGTAATAGAAAATGAGGCATATGCCTACGAGATTGCTAAGGATGGGGTTGACGGTTTATCGGATTCTACAAAGGCTTTAGTAAAAGATACAAAAAATTATATTGATGCACTAACAACCTTAGAGAATACGAAGTTTTTTGAAGAAAGAACTAACGCTCTTAAACTTAAACAAGATTTTGCTGCAATTGCTCCGTTACTAGTACAGGCAGGAGCAAGTTTATCAGACATACAAGAAATATTAAGCAACCCTAACTTAGCAAAGGCATTTATACAAGAACTTCAAGATGGATCGCTAGATGCTGGAAGAATTAAAGAATATTTAGATCAAATTCCAGATTTTAAACAAGTTGACGTAGAACTTAGAATTTCTACAAGAGAGGGTCAGGAAGAGGAGTTTGATAAGTTATTTAGTAAGGCCATGGAATATTATGACTTGCTAGAAGATAAAATTGAAGATGATTTTGAGCCATTGCTTAAAAATGCTCAAGATGCAATTGATGCCACACAGGAAAAAATTGAAGGTATTAATGATGAAATTCAAAAATATCAAGATGAGATTGATGTAAAGCAAAGAAAGATTGAAATAGAAATAACAAGACCTATTGAGATTTTACAAAAAGATTCTGCTGAATTAGCCAACGATCTTGAGTTAATGAATGTAAGTGCAGATGAGATAACCAAGAAATATGACGAACAGGCAGAAGCGCTTACAAAGGTTTTTGAGATAAACTCAAGAATTGCTGATCAACAAAAACAACAATTAAATCTTGCAGGTGCTCTATCTCAAGGAGATATTTCCGCAGCAGCAGCAGCAGCGCAAGAACTAAAAGCATCTCAATCAGCAGCAATGCAAGAGGATCAACTCGGTATTTTAAACACTGCAAAACAAACTCAAATTGCAGGCTTAAGAAACAAGGGTGGATTAACTAGGTTACAAATTGAAAAACTTCAATTTAATACGAGTCAAAAGATCTATGAACTTGAAAAGAAACGTGATCTTGAATTAATAGAAGTAAGAAAACTAGAAGACGCTATCTATAATATTAAGACTGGTAGATTAAAACTTGCTCAAAATGAACTTGATTTAAATAATAAAAATCTTAAATCAATACAAGATCAAAAAAACGCTGCGATTGAAGCAATAGACAAACAAAGAGAAATTTGGACAGACGCAAAGTTGGCAATTGGTTTTGCAAGGATAGAGGCTGGACACTATAACGATGTTATTGAATTTTCCAATACACTTGTTACTTTAATGAAAGACGGATGGCTCGGAGTTGGAAATGCTATTCTAGCAGCCGTTTCTGCCCTTGCTCTTTATAATGCAGGACTAAAGAAGAAGCCACTTACTTTTGAGCAGGCACAGGCACAGGCTCAAAACACTTTAGGTGGTTACTTAAATACTTTTGGTTCTAAACTTGGAAGTGCAGATCAGCAAATAGTTGGTCTAGAACTTAAGATTGCAGAGGCAATGGAGAAGGGCGAAGATACCTCCGCATTAGAAGCACAGTTGGCTGCTTTAAGGGCATCTACTGAGTTATTAGCAGACAACATGTATGATGTAGCAAAAACGCTTGATAAGGTTGATAACGCAACAAACATCGCTGCAATTAATAGTGCAGTTTCTACTGCCACCAGCATCCTAAAAGATCCTTTTGGAGATATTGATGTTGAGTGGGACGGGCCAGTTTGGATTCCTGAAGAAGGTTCTGGCGCAGCAGGAGCAGACTTTGTTCAGGTAGCATCTAAGGGTGGAATCATAAAACCAAGTTACTTGAAAAAAGGCGGTATGGCAAAATATTTCTTAGGTGGTGGTTTTGCTAAAGGAACAGATACAGTTCCAGCAATGCTGACTCCTGGAGAGTTCGTAATGAGCAGATATGCTGTAAATGCTCACGGAGTAGAGAAAATGAGAGCAATTAATGGCGGGGCATCAATTGGAGACTCAGTGTATAATTATAGTATTAGTGTTAATGTTAAGTCTGATGCAAATCCAGATGAAATTGCTAGAGTGGTAATGACACAGATTAAGCAAGTAGATTCTAAGAGATTGAGGGGGGCAAGTCTATAATGTCAACTTCATCATATATGATAGGTAGAAAAAAATATGGCAGACCACAAGCAATGCTCTGGTCAGAAAACTCAGGAACATTAACAAACGGAGTATATGTTCCTAATGGACTGGAAGTAGGACAAAACCCAGGATCGGAAACAGACACTTCGGTGTATAATCAATTTTTAACTTTATCTGATGACAATAGAAGTCAAATAGATTTTAATTTTACACGAATTGAAACAAGAGAAAGAATGATTAATGGACGTATGCGTTCATATCATATTGCAGATAAATTAACCTTAACAACATCCTGGAGTATGTTGCCATCTAGGTCATATTTTAATGTTCCAGACTTTAATCCTACAACTGGCAAGTCGCCACACGCTGGATCAAATAACCTAGAATATACAACAGATGGCGGAGCAGGAGGAGTAGAATTATTAGATTGGTATGAAAATCATAAAGGTCCTTTTTGGGTATATCTAGCCTACGACAAATATTCTAACTTTGGTAAAGACTCCGATGCGTACGGTCATTTAGCCCAATATAATCAATTGATACAGATGTATTTTTCAGACTTTAGTTATAGTATTGTAAAACGTGGAAATAATAATTTTGATTTTTGGAATATATCTGTTATTTTGGAAGAAGTATAATGTTTCAAAATGAAGAATTAAAAAAATATTTAGAAGAGTCAGCAACTGTAAAAAGTCAGTCTGCCGTAATAGCAGAGTGGAATATGAATATTGCAAACAATATTTTTAAATTAGGAAACTATAGATATAGGCCTACAGCATCAATTTCTGATAAGTATAAATTACTACCAAATAGTTTTGATATAAATGATATAGGAAATTATTATACTGGCGCAACTGATTCAGACATAACTGTAGATGGCGGAATAAATCCAGAAAATAATAACGAACCTTGGTTTTTATTAGCAAAAAATAAAAAAATGTCAATGATTTATTCATTAGAAGATTGTTTTAAAAAATTTAGACCAAGGTCTGGTATTAACAAGGCTGTATATTTCCCAGGTAAAAAACTTCATCATTCTAATATGAATATGTTCAATAGACCAAGATACTACATGGCTGATAAAAACGATAACTTTAAATATTGGACTTCTTTCAGAAATGACGGAGAAAACTTGAGGGGCATTGCAAATAAGCCATTAAACGCTGAAAATTTTATTGAGGATGCAGTTCCATTTGTTATTTATGAAAATCCTGTTCCAACAAACAAGGTAGTAATAAAAATGCAAACAAACGTAGGATCAGTGGACCTTGGACCATTTACAAATTCGTCTGGCTCTTTTTTAGATCCTTTGTACGGAGATCAAAATAAAACAACGCCAGTAAAATGGAAAGTTCAGTCTTTACAGGGAAATGATTGGATAGATGTTATTAGTTTTAATTCTGCAAGTCGTAGATCAAACGGTACACCAGTCATAAGTCACGACGGGTATGTTGAGTTATCATATGGGCTAAAAGTTCCAGAAAAATATAGGGATGTTTTTGTTCGTGCAGAAGAATATTTAGATATTTCTTTTAGGCCTGAAGAGTCAGTTAATGGTTATGCGTACTTAATTAAAACTGATAACAATGACATTGGGCAGTATCACATATGGTTTAATAATCAATGGGAAACATTTGTTCCAGAATACGGATGGTCTTTAGAGCAAGAAACGGTTAACAGACTTACAAATTTTGTTACTGACTTTGTAAATTGCAAATCTTTTAAATCTGTTTCTAACAATAAAACAATATTTAGAGAGTTTGAATACACAAGAGGATTAAGAATAGTTGTAGATACAATGAATAAAATTAATTCTACTTTTGATTTAATAGAAATTTCTCCAAGGCTTGCTGCAGATATTACTGATAGAGTTGTGTCATTTGACCTTTCAAAAACAGCATCTGATTTAGGAACAAGCGGACTACCAGTGGGCCAACTTCTAGCGTCCAATGGAAGTATAAACATTTTTGACTATGACAATTCTTTTAATGAAAATAATAAAAATAGTATAATTAAAGACTACACGCACAACAATGTTCAATTAAAATTTTATGAAATAATTATTAACGTAGATGCATATGATTATTTTGTTCCGTTAAAAACAATGTACTTCGACGGCTTTCCTTCATTTTCACATTCAGATAGAAAGGTTAATATTAAACTAAGAGATCTATATTTTTATTTTGAATCAATAAAGGCACCAGAGATGTTAGTGACCAATGTATCATTAAGTTATGCTGTTTGTCTTTTGTTAGACTCCGTAGGATTTTCTAATTATGTATTTAAAAGGTTGTATGACGAAAAAGAATTAATTATTCCATTTTTTTACATAGCACCAGATCAAACAGTCGCAGAAGTTTTGAATAACCTAGCAGTTTCTACTCAAACAGCAATGTTTTTTGATGAATACAATAATTTTGTTATGATGAGTAAAAATTATATGTTGCCAGAAAATAATCAAAGAAGTGTTGACGTTTCATTAAATGGATCAAATGATTCAACCCACATTGGATCTATTGAAAATTCAAACACAAACAATAAACTTGCAAATATTATACAGATTGCTTCTGAAGAAAAAAATGTTTTTAATGACGGAGTAATCAACTACAACACTAGATATATTCAGAGATCCTATGGAAGTATCAAACAGGCATTAATGATTGATAATGAGGTTGCTGCAAAAAATTGGATATATAAGCCAGCGCTCTTGTGGGAGATAACTGGAAGTCAAAACCTAAGAAGTATAAATAATGAAGTATCAGATCAATCTTCTTACAATCTTTCTGCAATTCCACTAAACTCTAATCTATCTAACTTACCGCCAGTAGTTGTCGGCAACAAATTAGAAAATAATGTTATTGATTTAGGTGAGGCCGTATATTGGCTAGGAAGGCACAATGGTTACTTTTATGCTAATGGAGAAATTATTAAATTTGATGCAATTCAATACAATATTCCTGGAGCACAAAAGAATATTATAAGAGAAGAGTCTGATGGAAAATTTTCGTATACAACTCAAACAGTCGGGGCAGTCGGAAATGTTTGGATAGGCAGTAATCAAGAATATCAAGACTACATGTCTAAACTTACTTTTAATGGAAAAATATACCCCACTGGATTAGTAAAGATATATTGCGAGCCAAAATATGAAACAATAAACGGTATTACTGTTATGAAAAACGGAGAGGTGGCAAAACATGGACGTGGTCAGTTTGGCACTAACATAGTTTCTCATGATGCTGGATTAAATCAATACTGGAAAAATGATAGTTATTTGCGTGGATTTAATATGTTAAGTCACAGGCTTTTTGGGTTAAAGGCTGGAGATGTTTTTACACAAAGTCAAATTTTAGAAGAAAATCTTTCAGTTACTATTCCAGCATCACCAGATCCAGTAAGAGCAAAATCAAATATACGAACTGGAGTTATTAAAAACTTTTTGTCATACTCTTATTTAAATGAATCTGAAAATAATACTAAAAGATCTACACAGGCTGGATCAGTGCAGTCTTCAGCCATGGTAATGTCTGGGCCATCCTTTAGTCAAACGGAAAAATCATTAGACTTTGTTTCTTATCAATACAAGGCGCTAGACAATAAATACAAACACTTCGGAACAAGAATGAGAATTATTGGAAAAATAGAGGTTGGAGAAACAAAAGAGCAAACCCCCATTAACTCTATTCCATATTATGTACTACCAGGAACTCAGCCAAATCAACCATTAAATATATCTGGAGGTTCTGGTGGTATTGCAGTAATGATTAATCCAGCAACTAACATAGGGTATTATTTTGAAATTATTGCATTAACAGAAAAAAATGTTGAAGGATACTCTTCTGAAGTAGATAATCTGCATAATATAATTTTTTATAAAATTAAGTCTGATTCAAATGGAAAAGCAGTTCCTATAAAATTGTGGGGCGGACTAAGCAATATTTTAATTGATGACGGTAGACTTACAGGACAAGCAAGAATGATGGGAGAACAAAATCCCACAGTATATGATCTTGCTGTAGAGTATCAAGATGTAGGATCTTTTAGAAGATTCTACCTATATATAAATAATAACTTGATTAAAGTTGTAGATGATCCAAAACCATTACCAATATATAATAACATAGCCCTGTTTGTTCGTGGCGGTTCAAAGTGTATGTTTGAAAACGTTTATGCACTTGCTAACAACTACAGTCAAAATACTTCATTTGCACTAGAGACTCCAGTATCTGCAGCCTTTGGAGACGAAAATATTAATGCCAATGAGTCATTTAGAAAGTATGCAATGTCTGGCATGATTCAGTCAACTTATTTGTCTGGAATAAATACTTCTCAACCACCGTCATTTAATTTATATTTTGATGAATTTGGAACTATTATGAGAGAGGCTGCATATTTAAAGGCTAGATATGACAAAGCATACCCTGCACTATATGCACAACTGTCTCCAACTTTTAATAGAATAAAGGGATATACCACTTCTGGTTTTAAGGCTGGATCTTATGGTGCAGAATTTTTAATATTTAATGCAACAGATACATCAATCAATCTTGATGAAACTAGCGGAAACTATCTTAGAATTCAGGGAATCGCATTTACACAAGAGTCCAACAATCAGTTAACCGTAGATTCTTATTTTGCAAAGAACGCCAATTTCTCAAATCCATTAATTAATAAAAATGGGAATATTGTTTCACCACATAAGGCTGCTTTAGATTATGATAAAATTAAAACAAGCAGACTGACATATGGCAAAAAAGAATTTTCTTTAGATCCAATATATGTACAGTCCAACGATGATGCAAACGAATTAATGGGTTGGATGATAAATAAAATACTAAGGCCAAGGAAAAGCGTTGGTGTGCAGATATTTGCTAACCCTATGATTCAGTTGGGAGATTTAGTTAATTTAAATTATAAAGACAATACCAATAATGATATAATAGCACCAGATAATAAAACTTTTGTCGTTTATAATATTGAATACAAAAAAAATTTTAAAGGACCAAATATGACCTTATATTTGAGTGAGGTGTAATATGTCAACTGTTTCCAGTACTCCAAATTTGCCATCTGTTATTCCTGCAACTACAAAAGATGGCTCTGTTAAATCTGCCACTCCAGATATTATTTTATTTGATGATGAAACAACCCCTATAGAAATAATGACAGATCTGATATTTGAAAATATCGGAGGGCAAGAATTGATTAATATAATTAGAACAGATATTATTAATGGGCAAAATCTTAATTATCAACCTATTAAAAATTTAACTAGTTTATATCTTCAGTATAATCCTCAAAATATTTTATCTTTACAAGATACAGATTATAACTACTTTAGAAAATTTCCAATTAACTTCTCTACCAAAATTCCAATATGCGGAACTGGGCCAGACTGCTCTATTGTCTACATAGATTCAGAAACTGGAAACTTAGTTATAAACGTTGTAAACTTGGGACGGGATGAGCAGGTAGAGGTATCAATAGTTTCTAACGGGGTGGTATTAGATGATACAATATATGGGGTGTAATTATGATTACTAATATAGGAAAAGGCATACTTGCCAAATATTTGATAGGTCAGGCTCCCTCGTATGCCTCGTATATCGCCATTGGCTGTGGGGCAAAGCCACTTGCAACTAATCAGTCTTTTGGAAATTACTCAGCCAAAGAGTCGTTAGATTTTGAAATGTTTAGAGTTCCAGTTACTTCTAGAGGATATGTTACTGAAGGTGGAATTAGTAAGATTGTTTTAACAGCAGAACTTCCAACTGATGAACGATACGAAATATCTGAGGTGGGTGTTTATTCAGCAGGAGCAAACCCATCTGCGGGAGCATATGATAGCCGATCCTTATTTGCTTTTACTGTTAATGAAAATTGGGAATACCACGATCAAACTTCTGCAACAGCGTTACCCGTAGTTTACACACCCTTGGACGGAAGCAATAATGACAATGTTGTAAATCAAACTTATGCTGCATTTCAGACTAACTCAGATAACAGATTATTTACTAGTCCAAACAGAGTGTCTAGGCATGAAAGAGCAAGATTTTATAATAATATAGTTATGCTTAGAGGAGATTCTGCAAATCTTTCTGTTTCTGGAGAGCACTTAACAATAGGTGCTGACTCAAATCACATACACCTATTGGGGACATCACTAGATTTTAATCAAAACGCTCCGACAGATCAAATTAAATTGGCATTTAGTATTATTAATAAAGATCCAGATTCGTCTATTGTTCCCGACGAAGTAAGAATATTATTAGAATTTGCAGAAACCGACACGGCTGGAATTGGAGAGTCTGCTAGATTTGAAGTCATAATGAAAGCAGCAGACCATAATTTTTCAACAAATAGATATCATGTAGTAACAAAACAATTGCAACAATTGTACAAGACTGCTGGTTTCACGTGGAACAATGTTAGCATTGTAAAAATATATTCAACCGTTATTAAAAATCAATCTCCGTCAAATAATTTTTATGTAGGACTAGACGCAGTAAGATTTGAAAATATATCAACTACCAACCCAATATATGGTTTAACGGGATATACAGTTTTAAAAAATACAAATGCAGAAACTATTGTAAAGGCAGCAAATACAAGCAACTACATTGAGTTTAGATTTGCTATGGACGTGCAATAATGCCAAGCCCAGATCAAGGTATTAAAAAAATTATTATTCCTAAGTCTAAACTTCCTGGATTCTTTGGAGAAAATAGGCAGTATGTTTTAAGATATAGGTTTATATCAGAAGACAAAAACAGAACATCGCACTGGTCCCCTGCATATAAGATTATTGCAGAAGACACGCCATCAGAAATTTTAAACAGTATAATTATTGATAAAGCAAATAAGGTTATTAATGTAGCCTGGGCACCACAAGATAATATGAATGAATATTTTATTTATGTAAAATGGAATAACGGCGCATGGCAGTATTATACAAAAACATCACAAACCAACTATTCAATAGTTTATGATGCATCAAAAACATATATTCATCTTGCTGTTCAAACCAAAACAATTCCATTAGAAAGATTCGCAGATGCCATTTTGTTTGAAAATGAAGGCAGTCTGGTATAATTAATTAGGAGAAACTATGGCAAAAATACCATCACCAGAACCAGGGCAACCAATAGATGTATCTTATATAGATCAGATTGTTCGTACTATTAATGATTTGTCTGTTCAGGTATCCCCCGCAATATATAAATATGTTACAGTAGATGTCCCTTATTCTGCATCACAAAGCGCTAAAATATCTGAAACCAGAATTGTTGGAGGATATGTAGATGTTTTTAAAGGAAGCCAAAGTGTCGGCGGTCAAAAAGATTTTTCTTATCCTCTAAAGCCAGAATTTAAATATCCCCCAATAGTAACTGCAAGTCCTGTAAATATTGGTGCAACAGATGCTGGTAAAAATGTAACGGTAGTTATAAAGTCTATAACAACATCAAGAGTAGATGGAGTGGTTAACTTTAATGTAAACGGAGACGTTAATGTTGGCGTTAATTTAATTATTGTCGGCATACCTAATTAATGATAAGATGCAAAAAATGTTCAAGAAAAATGATAATAGACAGAGTTTACAACTCAGTCTCTCATTTAGAAGTCTATTGTTTGGTGTGTGGGTCAAGAGTTTTTTTACATCCACCATCTGAGTCAGAGGAAGGTAGATGGCTACTCGTAAAGGAAATAGAACGAGCGAAGAGTACAATATCGCCTCTGTAATACCTGGAAATAAAAAAGTTTGGTTTTTAAATAAAGATCTTGTTAGAATTGTGCATTATAACAGATCAAACGGTATTATGTCAATATACAATATTAATAAAGATAGATTAGAAAGTTGTTTAATTAATGATTTTAAAACTAAAAGAGAAAGAGCATATACTGTAGGAGAGACTGCTGATCTTGTTAATAGACATAAAAAATATATGCCATCACTAATGAAACGTGGAATTATACCATTTCCAACTGGATCACAAAAAGGCGGAGCACGGGGATGGCAAGTAAGATCTTATTATTCTGAGTCGCAAGTAAAAGATATTCGTGATATACTGGCTACATATCATATTGGCAGACCAAGAAAAGACAATTTAATAACAAACGATATCACACCAACAAAGGCTGAGTTGACACGCCGAATGGGAGATGGTATACTGACATATACGAAGACTGAAGACGGTAGATTTATACCAATTTGGTCAGAATCAATATAACAGAAGGGTATGAAATGGAAGAAACAAAAGTATCAGTAGCGTTAGGCTATACACGCAACCTTGGAAATTTTCAATCATTAAGAATTGATTTGGGTGTTACAGACTCAAAGCGTGATGGCGAAAATACAGATCAGGCTTTTGAGCGTGTATATAAGTTTGTTGAAGACAAATTAGCAGCAAAGGTTTTAGAGGCAGAAGGTCAATTAGAAGAAGGTAACTAATATGACCGACAAGCAGAAGCGATTGGCTCTGTTAAGTCGGTTTGACAAGCACTACACGTTTAAACTAGGACACAAGCCAAGATATAACAAATGGGTTGAGCAGTGGTCTGCTAACGCAATTATTGACTCATATGGACTAGAAACCTGCTACGAGTTACTTGAGTATTATTTTGAAGTAGTGCCTAACCCAACATGGAGTAATTTTGCTTACATGGCACATGATATACTGGAAGCAAAAGAACAACATATAAAAGACACAAAAGAACGGGCAGAGCGTAGAAAAAAGGCTAGGGAGTGGCTGAGTGAATAGCACAAAAGCAAGATCATTAACCAAGGCCTTAACATGGAGAGTTGTAGCAGTCATTAGCACCTTTGTGCTTGCTTGGTATTACACGAAGGATATTGCCTTTACCGTATCGTTTACAATTGTGTCAAATGTTATTAATTTTATTTTATATTATATACATGAGAGAACTTGGCTTAGGGTTAGATGGGGGAGGTCATGGAAGAAAGAGACCGCTTAGAAAGATGGTGCGACGAGCACAACCATAAGATGGGATTAATTAGAACTGTTGGTACTTTTATTGTAATTGTAATACAGATAGTAATATTGTACAAGGTTTCTCGATGAACGATGTAGAATCTAAATTAATTTCTGCAGTACTGCAAGATAAGCAAGCACATGTGTTGCTTCAGGCTAATATAGAAAGTATTTTAACTACGCATGTAGATGTCTGGCAATTTATTAGAAAATATTATGAGCATAATTCCACCGTTCCTCCAACAGAATTAGTTGTAGAAAAGTTTAGAGACTTTGAGCCAGTCAATAGTGTGGGCTCTACCAAACATCATCTTGAAGAATTGCAAGCAGAATATTTAACAAACAGCCTTAAGGATATTATTAGATCTGCTGCTACGGATGTTCAGGGTGGACAGGGTTTAGATGCACTAGAATCTCTTATTACAAAGACTGCAGAACTTAGAAAAAATACAGCAGCAATTCGTGATATTGATGTTACAGATTTAGATTCTGCAGTTGCATATTTTGAAAATCTAAAAAAGCAGCAAGAGGCTGGTGCGCTTGGAATTAAAACAGGCTTGCCAGGATTTGATAATTACTTACCTTCTGGAATTATGCCAGGGCAGTTAGGAGTCTTTCTTGCATATCCAGGCATAGGAAAGTCATGGTTGTCTCTCTATTTTGCTGTACAGGCCTGGAAACAGGGTCGTAGCCCGATGATCATAAGTCTTGAAATGTCTGAAGTTGAAGTTCGCAATCGTGCGTTTGCAATTATGGGCGAAGGCGTTTGGTCGCACAGAAAATTAAGTGCTGGTCAAGTTGAGATAGATACGCTTAAGTCTTGGCATGATAAAAATGTTAGGGGCAGACCAGAGTTCCATATTGTTTCAAACGATACTGGCGGAGACATTACCCCACTAGTATTGCGAGGCAAGATTGACCAATATAGACTAGATTTCGTTATTGTTGATTACCTACAACTTATGTCCCCTAACAGTAAATCAGACAATGAAACTATTCGTATGAAGAATTTATCTCGTGAACTTAAACTTATGGCTATTTCAGAAGAGGTGCCAATTATTGCTATTTCGTCTGCAACTCCTGACGACGTTACAAAACTTGAAACCGTGCCCACCCTTGGACAAACAGCGTGGTCAAGACAGATTGCTTATGATGCTGACTGGGTTCTTGCATTGGGTAGGGCTTCTAATAGTGATGTAATTGAATGCGTATTTCGCAAGAACCGCCATGGTTTTATGGGTGAATTCTTGGTCCAGGCTGATTTTGACAAGGGATATTATAGGTATAAGGATTATGAAGATAAGTCAGTATAATATGCTCCATGGAGACATTTCCACACAAGGCCATAAAGCGGTTTGGGCTGGACGGAATCATAGTAGATGACTCAGCCATATACAGACTGCAACAAGAATATATCAGGCTACTGGTATCAGAAATGCGCCTATCTGGGTATGCTCCAAGATTTGATATTAATCCAGAATTTACATTGTCATATAACGAACAAAAAAATTACTTTGACTTTCAATTAAGCGTATACGGAATATACATAGGGAGAAAGAAGGCAGAATGGATATTAGGGATAGACGGAACCAGACCAATTTATACACAGCCAGTCAGGTTAAAAGAGTACTCGCAGGATCTGGCGTAACTGTAGAAAAAGAAGTAGAGTCTGAATATATTGTATTTTGTCCATTTCATTCTAATTACCGCACCCCTGCTGGAGAAATAAATAAATATAGCGGGTTGTTTTTTTGTTTTTCATGTGGCAAAACTGCAGACTTAATAGAATTAGTTATGCACTTTTCAAATAGAACATATTTTGAATCTGTTAGATTTATTAAAAGCAAAGAAGTTGAAACTGATATTTTATCTGAGGTTAATGCTAAACTAATACAAAAAGAAGAATGGACAGAGTTTGATACTTCTGTTATTCAGAGACTTCACGATCAGGCAGTTGTGTCAGAAAGAGCAAAAGAGTATTTCATAAAAAGAAAAATTACCAAAGAGTCTGCAATAAAGTTTAAACTTGGCTATTCTGAAACACAGGACATGATATGTATTCCAGTTCACAATAGCGATGGTTTGTGTGTTGGTTTTGTTGGCAGGTCTATTGAAGGAAAAGATTTTAAGAATACTCCAAAACTTCCAAAATCAAAAGTATTGTTTAATTTAAATAGAGTTAAAACAGCATCAAGGGTATATGTGGTTGAGTCATCTTTTGATGCTATTAGATTAGATCAAGTAGGATTCCCAGCAGTAGCAACACTTGGTGCTAATGTTTCATCAAAACAAATAGATTTGCTTCAAAGATACTTTAATGATATAATAATTATTGCTGATAACGATGAAGCAGGCGGTAACATGAAAGAAAAGATAGTTGAAAGACTAAATGGAAATGTTACTGTAATTAATTTAGACAAAAAGTATAAAGATATAGGGGATATGACTGATGAAGAAATATCCAATATAAATAAAAACTTTGGAGAAAATATTTTGGAGATGTTGTCATGAAAAAACATATGCAGTGGGTTGATGCCATTAAAACAATGAGCAAAAAAAAATATTGGAGTAAACCAAATACAGTAGAGTTTTTTGCATTTATGACAAAAATATCTATAATTTTCCCTGGTTTAATTTTAGGAAAGCAGTGGTGGTGGCTTTATATTTTTGCTTTGACATCAAGTCTAGCATTGATATGGTCCTCAACAATAAAAACTTTACCTACCATTATTTTGTTTAATATTCTTTGGTGTATACTAGCAACAATAGCAATATTAAAACATTTTAATGTTGTTCTATAACTTTTTACTTGACAAAAAAATACTTATAGGATATACTTAAATAACAATAACAAAGGAGAAAAATATGAGCGTTATTAAGGGACTAAAAAATATCAATGCCCTGCTCGATAAGAAAGCAGATGAAAGTGGGCCAAAGGTTAAGTGGCTTAAACTAGCCGATGGACAGGCAGTTAAAATCCGATTCATTGAAGAACTAGATGAGGATTCTGCAAATTATAATGAAAAGCGTGGTCTTGCACTTGTTGTTAAAGAACACACAAATCCAAAAGACTATAAGCGTAAGGCTGTAGACACAATGGATACAGAAGGCCGTGATTGGGCCGAAGAAATGTACCGTAAAGATCCAAGAGGCAATAGCGGATGGCGTGGTCGTCTTCGTTTTTATTGCAATGTACTTGTAGATGACGGCATCGAGCCAAGTCCTTATGTTGCAATTTGGTCTATGGGAGTAAGCAAGCAATCATCATTTCATACTATTCGTGAGTATGCCTTAGAAACTGGTAGTATTTCAAATCTAACATGGAAGTTAAAGCGTAATGGTCAGGGTACTGAAACATCTTACACTTTGATTCCGTCGGCTCCAGATAAGGAACCGTTTAAGTGGGAAGGCATTGAGCCTTACCAACTAGAGAAAGCATTGCGTCGTGTTCCATACGCAGAACAAGAAGCATTCTATCTCGGATTTGATTCCCCTTCATCTACATCAGCGACGAATATCGACTGGTAGTAGATGAACTACGTACCACTACACTTACATACTCACTTTTCACTATTCGATGGTATTGGGTTGCCATCTGAATACGTAGATCGTGCTAAAAAATTGGGTATGCCTGCAATATCGATTACAGACCATGGCTCCCTTTCTGGCCACAGAGAAATGTATCGTACTGCAAAAGCAAGTGGTATCAAGCCTATTCTTGGCGTAGAAGGTTATATGTGTGAGGATCGCTTTGATCAAAGAGACAAGGAAGATCGCACTACACCATTAGACATGGTTTATAATCATATAATTCTTCTAGCCAAGAATCAGGCAGGTCTAGAAAACCTTAATAAGTTAAATGAAGTTGCGTGGACAGAGGGCTATTACAAAAAGCCACGAATTGACTTTGAGATTTTATCTAAATATAAAGAAGGAATCATAGTATCATCTGCATGTCCAAGTGGAATTATTGCTAAATCAATAGAACTTGGCGAATTGGGAATGGCAAAGAAATATATTAAATGGTTTAAAGAAGAGTTTGGCGACGATTACTATCTTGAAGTAATGCCACACAATAATGAGAGTATCAATCAAACAATATTACAGTTGGCAGACGAGTTTAAGATTAAGCCAATAGTAACCCCAGACTGTCATCATGTTGACCCCTCACAAAAAGAAATTCAAGAACTAAAACTTATTCTCAATACCTATTCAAATAAAATTCAGAAAGACGCCACATACGAGAAGTCTAAAAAGCAAGGGGACTTAATGAAGCGCCTTGATTACTTATACGGCGCAGACAGACAAATGTCATTTAATAAATTTGATATTCACTTGTTGTCATATGAAGAAATACAGGCTGCTATGGAAAAGCAGGGCATATTTAGAACAGACATTTATGAGAACACAATTGAACTTGCAAATAGAATAGAAGATTATGAAATTAAAGATGGACTAAATCTTCTTCCAGTTCAATACAAAAATCCTGATAAGCAGTTAGAAGAACTTGCCATTCTAGGATTGACAGAAAAAGGTTTAAATAAAAACAAAGAATATTTAGATAGACTTAATGAAGAACTTAAAGTTATTAAAGATAAAAAGTTTGGCCCATACTTTCTTGTAGTTCAAAGTATGATTTCGTGGGCAAAGAAAGAGAACATTATGGTTGGTCCAGGTCGTGGATCATCTGCAGGTTCTTTGCTCTGTTACGTTCTTGGCATTACTGAGATTGATCCCATTAAGCACGGACTATTGTTCTTCCGATTTATTAATCCAGAGCGCAACGATTTTCCAGACATAGATACAGACATTCAAGATTCTCGTCGTGATGAGGTTAAAGATTATCTTGTAAGACAGTACAAACATGTTGCTTCAATTGCAACATTTTTAGAGTTTAAGGATAAGGGTGTTGTGCGAGATGTTGCTCGTGTGTTAAACATTCCTTTATCAGATGTAAACAAGGTTTTAAAGTTGGTTGACAGTTGGGACGACTATTGCACTTCTAAAACCACCCTATGGTTTAGGGAAAAATATCCAGAGTTAGAGCAGTACGGAGAAAAACTTCGTGGGCGTATTCGAGGAACTGGTATTCACGCTGCTGGTGTTGTTACTAGTAAGAATCCTATTTTTAGATATGCACCTATGGAAACAAGAAACTCTCCAGGATCGGATGAGCGCATTCCTGTAGTTGCTGTTGACATGGAAGAGGCCGAAAGAATTGGTCTTATTAAGATTGATGCATTAGGACTTAAAACTTTAAGTGTAATTAAAGATACTGTAACAATAATTAAAGAACGAGAAGGCACAGACATTGACCTTTTAAGCATTGATATGTCTGACTCAAAGGTATATGAAATGCTTTCTGACGGACACACAAAGGGAGTCTTTCAGTGCGAAGCAGCGCCATACACAAACCTTCTTATTAAAATGGGTGTAAAAAATCTAGCAGAACTTGCTGCTTCAAATGCTCTTGTTCGTCCAGGCGCCATGAACACTATTGGAAAAGATTATATTGAAAGAAAGCACGGTAGACAGGCAGTCAATTATTTACATCAGACAATGAAACCATTCACAGAAGAAACATATGGGTGTATCCTATACCAAGAGCAGGTTATGCAGGCTTGCGTTGAATTAGGAGGAATGTCTTGGTCTGAGGCCGATAAGGTTCGTAAAATTATTGGTAAGAAAAAAGATGCAAGAGAATTTGATGCGTTTCGTGATAAGTTTGTTGTTGGTGCTTCTAAGTACATTAATCCTAATACTGCTCGTGATCTATG